GCGGGGGACTGAAGGCGCGGGCGTAGCGTCTGCCTGCTCGCGCAGCGTGGCGAGGGCGTCTACCTGCTCCTGCCACGAGTCTTTGTCTCCGGTGAGGAATGATGCGAAGCGGGCCGGAATGTTGGCCTTGGAGAGCAGGCCCTCCTTCTCGGAGAGCTCGGCGGCGGCACGCTCGGCGGCCTCCTTCGCCTCCAGCTTCTCGGTGAGGGCGGCCAGCTGGGCGCGCAGCTCACTCACCTCATCCGAATGAGTCTCCTCATCATCCTTCGGCGTCTCCTCCGCAGGAATCTCCTCGTCCTTCGCAGGAGTCTCATTGGTGGCCTCCTCGGCGGGCTCGATGGGGTAGTCAGTGGTTGAGATAGGTCCGTCAGTCTCTTCAACGACGGAGGGCTCAGGCGCGGGGGTGTCGCTCATTTGCGCTCCTTCAGCTTCTCCCGGAAGTACTTGTCCATTGCGCGCCTAGCGTCCACTCCGTGAAGGTCTTGGTCGCGCACAACCTCATTGTACACACGTTCGAATGCGACCTGCTGATCCTTTCCCTCCCAGTGCTTGGAGGTGAAAACGGGCACACACGTGCAAAAACAGTGATCGTGGAATCTGTCGGCCCGAATGCCTGCCGACTCAGAGGACTTATATACCGGGCCGCGAGAGGCGAGCATTGCGCAGAAGCCGCAGGGGCCATTCTTGTTTGGGTGAGTCACGCGCGCATAGGCGAATGGGCGCGCGATCAACTCGCCGCGAGAGTTGCGGCGGTACTTATCCGGAACGTCAGAGAACACCTTCATGCTACGGTGGCGATCCTTAACGAACCCCTCCTCGTCGAGGGTGCGAACAGCCTCCTCCACCCTGTCTGCCACCTTCTCGAACGCCTCCTCCAGGGACATGCGCTGGCGACGGCGGGACTCAACCTTCTCCACATCCTCGACGATCGCCTTCTGTGCCGTCTCGGAGAACCCCTCAAGGTCCTTCTCCAGATCGTCCAGAGCGCCCTCAATGAGCTCAATAGAGTTGGGTGCAGTATCCACTGCGTCAGCCACTGTTCGGCGCGCAGCGGCCAGCACATGCCCCTCCAAGGCGCGCTCCAGGCGCCTCATCCCCTCGGGAGACTTCAGTGCACCCTGAGTGCCCCGAATCGTGCGGGCGATGGTCTTCGGCGAATACCCAGGCTGGGGAGGAATCCACGACTCAGGCGCCCCTGCCTTGCGGGCCTGCCCTCGCAGGAACAGGGCGGCCGCAGCCCACGCCTGTTTCCTGGCCTGCCACATGAGCGGAGTCAACAGGTCCCCCACATGCTCCACCGGGGGCGGCTCAGGGAGCCCATCGAACGCCTTGAGGGCATCCTCGGCACGCCTGCGGAACAGCATGACGATGCTGCGCAGGATGCTATAGAAGAGGGCCTCACTCACCCTTAGGGGCCTCCTCCGTGTCCTCAGGGGCCTCCGGGGCCTCAGGCATATCCAAGCCCGCGTCAGCATCCATCTTGTCGCCACGAGCCTTCTCGCGGCGCAGCTGCTCAGGAGTGAGGTGCAGGAACTCGCGAGCCGTCTCATCGCCGATGATGCCCTGACTGTGGGCCTGAAGGGCGTTCGCCATCTGCGCCGACGTGGAGGGTGCGGCAGCATCACGCCACGTCACCTCAAGGGCCTCAAGCCCCTCCAGTGACATGCCGTTCGCCTGCGCCACAATCCGGCCAACACGCTCCAAGGCGTCACTGAACTGGCGCTGCTTGTTCTCCGCCCTAGCGATGAGGCGGTCCTTCGCCACACGCAGGGCCTCGGCGCTGGTGGGGTTATTGTCTGAGGACACACCCATCATCGACGGCGGAATACCAGTCATAGCGGACAACTGGAGCGCATAGGAGCGGTACGTGTTAATGAACGGGTCCAGCGCCATGCCGGTCAGCTGCTTCACGTCACCGCCAGAGGGGATGGCGATCAGGTTCCCCATGTACGCCTGCATCTTGTCTGGGTGCTGGGCAAGCATCTCGGCCGCACCATCACCAACCACGGCGCGCATGGGGGAGGACGCAACCTCCTGCGCCACCTGAAGGTTCGTGAGCGTCCTAGAGGCTGCGTCGATGACGGAGGTGAGCTCACGCAGGTCAGAGCGACCGTACTTGTCGGACAGGCGAGCGCGGTTGAACATGGGGACGATGGACGCCCCCCACTGGTCCTGACGCCCCTGGCCTACGGCCTTCCAGTCGTACTTGCCCTTCGCGTAGAACTCCACACCGTCGGGCGTGTAGTAGGTAGCGCCCACATTCCCGTCATCCCGGCGGTAGAGGACGACACCCTCCACGACCTCGCCACGGAAGTTGATACGTACGCGGGCGTGCTTCGCATCCACTGCCCGAATCGAGGCGAACTCGTGCTCGTCATCCGGGGGCGCGATCACCCAGTAGGCGGCGCCAGCACTAATGGCCTCGGCGGCAGCAAGGTTGAACTGGGAGTCCATGTCGTTCGCCTGCCACGTCTTCCGCAACAGCTCAACCACACCAAACTTGTCATCATCCGCGACACGGTACCCGTCAGGGATGAGAATCTCAGCGAGGACATCCACCGCCATCTTCGCGAACGGGGCCTGAATCTCCAGGACACGCGCCTTCGCCGGCAGGCTGATACCCACCGCATCGAGGCGCCGCTTCCCCTCATAGTAGCCCTCATAGGTGATGGGACGATAGGCGCCAGACGCGAACTTAGAGATCATCTTCTGGAAGCTCACATGAACACCTTCCACTCACCCCGAGGAGCAGTCAAGTCCGCCCACTCCTTCGAGTTCTTCACATGCCTATACAGCATTCTAGCGCCGATCATGCACACAGCGAGGTCGATCTTCTTAGACGACTTCGGGGACTCCTTTTTCACCGACCAGCGCCCCTTGAACTCATTCACGCGACAGTTCGACACGTGCTCACCCAGGGCTGAGTCCCCGTCATGCGTGAATGTCTGCTGCTGAATCTCCGTGAACGCCGTCTCCGCAGCCTCAGCGAACTGGTACGCGTGCGACCGCATATCCCACGCGATCGGCGACGCGGACATGCCGCCACGAACCGCAGGGACGATCAGACGATCGCCGAAGTCCTCAGGCCACGCCGTACGCGTAAACGACTCCCACTCGCGCACGTCAGCCCAGAATGCGACCACGTTGTACGTGTCGAATGCCTTCCGCACTCCAGCATCCACGGCGGCCACATTCACCACCCCGAGGGGCTTCTCAGGCTTCCAGTGCCCGATCTTGAAGATGTGCCCATCCTCCATGCAGCACCCCACGAGAGCGGTGTGGTCGTTGGACTTGGAGCCGTCGAAGAACATGACGATCCTCTCCCCAGGCTCCACCTTCCGGTCCGGCTTGCGCAGCTGCGTCCACTCCTCCAGGGTGATCCAGGACGCCTCAGCTGCGTTCGGGCGGTTCAGGAAGAAGCGAATGGAGCGCGACTCAGGATACTCGGGGGACCAAATCTGCTCCTTGATCGACTCCAGATTCACCCACGGGCAGTCCTCATACACGTACTCCAGGGCCTCCGTGAGCCCAACCTGCCCCTCCTCCGGCTCGTCCGTTAAAACCGTGTTCGGGGGCGCGATGCGCGCATCGTAGAGGACCTTCGTCTTACCGCGCGTGAGACCGTCCTCCTGGTCGCACCACGCCTCGAAGATCGCCTCAGCCGACGACTGCTCTCCAGGCACCCATGCGTTGCAGGTACCCATGAACCGGCCACCCATCTTCGCTGCGTTCTGCTGAATCGTCTCCAGCATGGCTGGGCCGCCCTGCGCGGGCAGCCAGTGCTCAAGCTCATCCCCCACAACGAAGGACACCTCACCACCCTCCATGGAGTGCGCAGAGGACGTCATCTGCTGAAGCTTCCCCCCGCCCGGCGTCTCAATGAACGTCTTCGCCACCTCGAGGTCATACTTGCGGGCCAGTGAGCCCTTCTTCTGACAGAACGCCCTGACCATGCGGATCGTGTTCTGAGTGTTGTGCGTCAGCACGCCACCCTCAACCTGGAAGAGGTGATCCTCCGTGCCGATCTGAATGCACTGCACCGGGACGCTCGGAACGGGCTCAATCGACTCGACGCGCCGATACGCCGACAGGGTGCGCTGCTCGCGCGGGAGCCTAGCCCTGTGCTGCGCCAGGCGGGCAGCAGGGAACCCCGGCTGCGGAATGAACTTCACTACGCGAGACCCGAAGCCGCCGTCGTACACGAAACACTTCTGCCCCAGAGACTCAGCAAGCTCAATGAACGACGCCAAGAGGCTCGCGTTCGTGTTCTTGAACTGCACCTGCCCCTTCTCGGTGACAGTCCCGTCGGAGTCAATGAGCCCCTGAAGAAGCGCCAGGCGATCCTCATAGGAGGCGCGCAGGTACTCCTCAGGCACATGCTTATCGCCCAGCACACCAAGCTCGCGCAGGCGCTCACGGAACGACAGAAGCTTCTGGTCCTTCATTCCCTCCCTATTGCCCTTGTTGCAGCGGCGACACATCGGGTGACCAGAGCTGCTCATGACTCGGTTCGGGTCACCTTCGGCATAGGAGTGGCCGCGGGGGCACATCTGCCTACGGCGACGGATATAGAAGCGCCCGTCATTGGCTTTCTGGAGGTCGGCCTTAATATCGTCCCACCACTCCAGTTCGCCAGAGAAGATCGCCTCCAGCTCATCGCGGCGACGCCAGTCGAGAGCAATCGTGGAGCCAGCAGTATCGCCATCGCCCAACCAGTAGCCGAGCATGTAAGGGGAGATCAAGGTTGGAGCACTACCCCCGCCGCGGCGCGCAACAAGGGGGATACGCAGGCTACGTCGGCGGCCGCTGTGCAGGTAGGCTCGCATCTCCTCGGTGCTCATAGTCGCCACGTCGAAACGGTCGCCATGCGGGCGCAGACGCTCCACTGTCCACCCGTGAGCGGCGTCAGCAACAACAGTCGTGCCATCATCGAAGGCAACCCGATAGCAGTCGTGGTCGGTGAACACGCGAGTCTTGCCAAGCACGGGCGTCGGGTTGCCGTCACTGCCGTACACCATATCACCGACTTCAAGGTCGCCTACCGTGCTCCAGCCACCCTCAACGGGAACCTTGGTGTCAAGGGCGAGCGGCTGGCTTTCCGATGTAGCGACGATCTGCACGAGCGGCATGCTCATAGGCTTCGCGCGCACCCCAAACGGCTCGTGTCGGTCGAAGCCATCGAACCGGCAGGGGCCGAGGAGTTCGAACAAGCACAGTGCGGCAGCGAAGGGGGAATTGTGGGTCACCACCATCGTCTCCCCCACCAGGTAGAGGCCATCCTCAGCGGCCACAGAGATGCATCGAGCATCTACGGGGGCCACCTGTCGCACATCCTTAATGACGCGCGGGATAGGCTTCCTACGCTGCTCCTGCACCCGCTCAGCTCGGCGAGGCAGGGTCACGATGTTCTGGTGCTTGTAGGGCTTGAACGTCAGCCTGTAGCGAGGGCCAGTGACACGCCCATAGAGCTTCGCCTCCGACTCGCGAACATTTACCTTCACGCCCATTGAACGCAGGAGGAACGCCATGCCGTCAGCTATCTGCTTGCGCACCTGGCAGTACTCAGCAGAGCCCTTCTTGTCAATATAGCCATCGGAATCCATGAGGCCCTGAATCAGGGCGCGACGCTGCTCAACAGAGGAGTACAGGTAGGCGTCCGGGATATGCTTGCCGTTCAGTACCCCAGCCTTCCGAAGGTCCCCTATGAGACCAAGGATGCTGAACTTACGGCCACGACCACCTTCCTTCTTCTCCCAAATACCACCAATGTCATATCCGGCTGCACGCAGGCGCTCGCGGACGTGAGGAATGTCGTCAACGTCAGCGGTAGCTTCTCCGTGCCCCGTAGTGCCATCGCCGAGCCAGTAGCCAAGCACCCATGGATCGACAGGTAGGTCTCGCTCGGGGAACTCTAGGGGCTCGGTCTCAGGGAGGGCAAACTTGCCAACGCCCGCCTTGGTGGCCTTCGTTGAGCCCTTCGTGAGCGGGCGATCAAAGACTAGACCCTCGCGGGCCATGGCGCGCACGTCGAGGGTGCGACGAACTCGCTTCGACTTCCCGACGAACTCCTCAACGGTGAACAGGTGCTCGCCGGTGAAGGTCTCCACGGTCCCGTCGGAGAGCTCGACCTCCCATGTGTCCCACTGGTCGACAGGATGAGTCTTCGTAACCATGGTGGGCTTACCAGAGGGGTGGAACACGTAGTCTCCAGGGCGGAGGTCGCCGAACTGGCGCCATCCTGAAGGAGTGAGAATGGGTGTGAGCAAGCTTACAGCTTTACCCGACCCCTTGCTTAACCTTCTAATTCCCTGCCGATACGTAAACCCACCCTTATGATTCAGGGCGTAGAAGTGAGCAAGGAACTCGATCTGCCGATCCGTCGGAATGAACGGCTGACCCGCGCGCGGCCCGTTAGGCTGCACAAGGTTATCCATCATCCATGCGGCGGCATGATACCCGAGCGTCCGCTCAGGGAGCTCAAGGGGGAGCGTGTCTGTTCGCTCCCGGGGTGCGGGGAGCGTCTCGGTCACTTCGCGGCCCGCGCCTTCGCCCACGCCTGGAGAGCGACCACACCCGCGGACTCGGCCTCGGACTCGTCAACGCGGTTGATCTCGATCTGCACGCGACGCCGATCTCCCTCGGTGAGGAGGAGGCTGGTGAGCATCGTGTTCACGGCCGCCAGCATCGTAGGGGAGCGCCGATCCTGCATCTTGTAGTTCGACAAGTCATCACAGGTGGAGTAGAGGACGATCCAGTCTGAAGGCTCGTAGTAGCGGGTGAACGTGGACTGCTCCACAGCCTTCCACAGCTTCTTCGCGATCGGGTGCCAGTCAGGGTCGGGCTTCGGGGGCTTCACCTTATCAGCGACCACATTAACGGGCTCCACGCCGCCATCCAGCTTCCTGGCCTGAGTGGTGCGGTGGCCCTCCGTGCTGCGCTTCGGGATCGGTCCCTTAACTCCCATCGTCGACTCTCCTACAGGTATCCGGGGTGCTTACTCTTCGGCCGCGGGCCGCGAGCCTTATTGCGACTATTATAGCGGCGCTTTCTCGCCTCAACAGACTGCTGCTGTGTTCTAGCCATGTGGCAGTGCTGGCAGAGGCTCCTCAGGTTATCCGGCACGTGGGGTCCGTCGGGGAAGATGTGATCCACCTGGTTCGCCTTATTGCCACAGAACACGCAAAGGCCGCCGTCGCGCTTAAGAACCGTGCGCCTGATCTTCTCCCAATCCTTAGGGAGCTCCTTACGGCGCCTAGACTGCCTACTCCACGCCATCTACTTCGATCCTATGCAGTTCGACGACGGCGCGCACACCGCACCTTGCGAGCAGGTCACTGAGGGCACTCTCGACCTTGTTACGAGCGTCAATGAACTCGCGGTCAGCCTTATCCTTTAGGTCGTCATCTACTCCCGCCCGCTCGCACGAGTCACAGTAGCGGACCGCCAGGTACAGTTCCTCTGCGGCGATCTCAACCTCAACAGCCAAACTCTCAGGAATCATTCCACTCTCCCAACGTGCACATTCGAAATCTGGGCCAGGACATAGAAGCCACTCAACTCCTGCACGAGGGCAGTGATCGCATTCTCGGCGTCAATGCGGGCAGTCAGGTATGCGCTCCACGCATCGTCGATGAACGGGTCGCCGAGTTCCAGCGCATCGCAGTCCTGAAGCTCCATCCAAGTCTCTTTAAGCAGACCAAGCTTCGCCTTGAAGGCGTCCACGGCCAGATTGGAGGTATCGTCACTCATCACAGCACCTCCAATGCGACACTAGAGTCGAAGCCGTACCGGTCGCCCACAAACATCTCCAACTGCTCCTCCAGAGCCTCCTGAGCCTCCTGAACGCGAATAACCGCCTCATCCTGCTCAGCGTCACGCCTATGGGCCGGAACATCCCACGCCCCACACTGGTCAGCATCATTCAGGGAATCACGCAGCTCATCCGCAGCACAATCCATGGCAGCCAGCGCCACCTTCTCATGTACCGACGCAATCCTCTCCACGGCGCTCATCGCACATCACCCGGATAAGTCATAGACACGCCCTCATTCGAAGGAGAACCCTCACGGATATCGAACAGGAACGACGGCTTAGCTTCCTTACCGCCGAAGTAAGCATGCTGGATCGACAGGTAGTCACCAGGGTAGATGTACATGTCCTTCTGGCCCTCATTCCTGAAAATCAGGGTCCCGTCGTTCGTGCGCTCAGGATGATTATCGCAGAGGATCACGTCAACCTCGGGGGACGCCTTGTCACCATAGACGAGCAGATACAGCATAGGGGCTCCTTTCACCAGATATTGGATCGCTTACTGGACGGGAGGGGGCATGGCTCAATGCACGGGTGACCCATCTCGGCCAGCTCCCTGACTGTCGGATACGTCTCCCGAACCTCCTTGGCGCACGCCGAGCACTTCCCGTGCCCTGAGTAGAGGCGCGTGCCCGGCCAGTCCTTCACGGAAGTTCGCGGGGGGCGCATCTTCTGGCCGCACGACGAGCACTTGTGCTCGACCGTCCAGTCGATGAGCGCTTTAGGGGTGCATCCCCGCAGCAGCTCCCGGTAGCAGGGGTTGCAGGTCCCTCTACCGCCGTAGGGCTTGGTGCCTGGGAACTCTTTCGCCGTAGTGCGCGGGGGCCGGTAGGGCTCGCCGCAGTGTGTGCACTTCGGGAACTGGCGGTCAGTGTTGGGGGTAGTCACGGTTGTCCTTTCGGGGGCTGACCTAGGCATTCTACCACAGCAAGGGGCTCTAGGTAAAGGCGAGGCCCGCCGGGCATACGGAGAAGGAAAGGAAACTTCACTCCGACCCATCCGGCGGGCCTCTATCAGCACGACCAGCCTACACGAGACGACGGAGCGAGCGCAACCCACCGGAATCTCCGGACAGTTCGACACCCCAGGTGCACCCGAAGTCGTGTAAGCCAATCTGAGAGCCTTTCGCGACCCCACCCAGGCCAGCACACACACCCACCCCCGTTCGGCCGCCCACAAGCCTCCCAATGGCCTTCCCGCGGCGCTCGCGGCCCGCCGCCCGCCGCGCCGCCGAGGCCCAACCCTCTCTGGTGAGTGTTGACCAACTAGAGACGATCAACCCAACGTAACCACAACCCAACCCATTGCTTGGCTCTAGAGCAAGGAAGTCTTCAAGGTCAGGTTCCGTCTCGGTACAGCAAAGAAGGGCAAGGACGACGAAGGTGTCTCAGAGCGCTCCAACTCGATCAGGCGACCAAGGATCAACTAGAGCCAGGTACGTGACTAGCCAACGAACCATCTCCTCGTCCTTGCTCTCGTGGACCAACTGGACCACAGGTCAAGGCGACGACCAAGGACCAACGGCCCGACGGTCGGAGCGAAGCGAAGAGGGCGGCACTCTTCTAGTAGTAGATAGATCTCTTCTAGTATTAGAAGGGGTTCATATTTACCCTACCCCTAGGGTGCATAGTTACCGGACGCTCGAGGTCCAGAGGGGCGAAACACACCCGACGCCACCTGTACGTCCGGTGCCCAGTGTGGTACTGTTTCCGCATGGAACCCGACGACCTGACCCCACTGTCCACCATGACCCACATGAACCTCACCCACGAACAGACCGCCCCCATCTATGGCGTCATCGCCCACTACTACCTCGGCCGCAAGTACTCGCCGAGCATGACCTTCGTCCTCCAGGCGCTCGCAGTCATCGAGGCGACAGCCAACATCTCCGAAGATGGTCGCGGCTTCCTCGCCACCATGGGTGATATCGTCCAGCACGCCAACCTCGACATGTCTACCGTCGATCGCGTCCTAACCGAGCTCGAGAATGCGGAAGTGCTCACCCGCCAGCGCCGCCCATTCAAGCCGTCCATCTTCTGGATCACATGGGAGAACACGCTCCTCGGCGACGAGGGTGCCGCCTACCTCTACGCAGCCCAGAACCTCATCTGGGACAACTGAACACAAAGCGGGGGCGCCGCCTACCACTAGCGGCGCCCCCTTGGAACACAACCTAAGGATACCACACATGTTCATCTCCCTCCTAACCGCACTCACGTTCGCCGGCGCCCGCGACGACCTCAGCCGCGTGGAAATCGACACACTCACCGCCCTCTCCACCTGGAGTGGCGTCAAGCAGATCGACGCAGACCTCGGCCGCATCGCCGCCCGCTCCCACTACAGCGAAGACGCCACCAAGAAAGCTCTCGCCTCCCTAGAGAACAAGGGCCTCATCGCCCGAGAGGCGCGCTTCAGCGGCGGCGAGCGACTCACCTCCATCATCTACGTGGATTGGAGGTCAGCCCTGGCTGAGGAGTGCCGTAGCGACTACGACAGACTCGCGTACGAGGAGGACGGCTCATATAAGTTCCCCGCTAGCCGCGAGAACAACCCCCACATCTGGGGAGACGAGCCCGCCACCACCGTAACTTCTGCGCCACAGAAGAAGGTCACAAAGACCATCCGCAACACCATCGTCCCCGAAGACTGGCGCCCCAGCGACAGGGCTCTCGCCCGCACCCACGAGCGCTACCCATCCATCCCGCTCGAATCCGAGATTGAGAAATTCATCGGCTACTACAGGTCCAAGAACATCAAGCGGGCCAACTGGGAAGCCACATGGCGAACATGGTGCGCTAAGGGGAACGAGATTGCCAAGGAGGCGTGGACGCAGAAGCCCACCCCAGGGACGTCGCAGGCCGCGCCGACCATCAACCCCGCCACAGGCAAGGAGGTCACCAAGGAAGACTTCTGGTACGCCTGCGAGGCGCATGGCATCAACCCACGCCCCTACATGAACTTCTGGAAGCCCGCCATGGGACTCCCGGGCGACCCTGGATGGGCGAACGCGCAAGCCTACCTTGACCGCCACACCGGGCGAGCCTAACCCACAACAGAACGACAAGGAGAACGCCATGATCTACACATTCGACGACATCGACGAGCTCGACGACTTCATCATCAACCTCATGCGCTCAGGCGGGACCGGCTACTTCCGTGGCACAGAGGTTCGATGTGACCACCGCCTCGGCGCGCGCGAGTGGACCATGTACGGCCCCAAGATCACCTCGTTCACTGCCGACATCGGCCCAGACGACCTGGATTACACGAGCGAGAAGCTCATGGCGGCGGGGATTCTCGACACCCCCAGGGCTTGACAATTACGTCCCACCCTGTCTACACTCCAGACATCAGCACACACGAAAGGAACACGCCATGAGCATCCTCAGCCTCTGCTCCGGCTACGGCGGCCTAGAACTCGCAATCCAAGCCACCTTCGGCCCACAAGCCATCGACGCAGCAAAACGACGCCTCCTCGGCAACGGAGTCGCCCCACAACAAGGACACCTCGGCATCTATCGGGCCTGGAAGCAGCACAGCGAAAGGAATCAGGAATGGAGACCATAGACCGAATCGACACCTTCATCAACACCCTACGCGAAGCCCACAAAGCAGGACAGCCAACCGGATACGCCAGTGACACCCCCGCAGACAAACTCATCACCCTCACGGGCAACGTAAGCGACCTCTGCTGGGAGATTACAGTCACCGACAAACAGTCCGACCCGGCAAACAAGATCATCATGGCAGACAGCATCAAGCACAACGCCACAAACATCATCAACATCTGCATCGCCGAACTCAAAAACCTCGGCCACACCACCGAAAGCGCAATCGAGCTCATCGCCACCGACGGCGCACTCTGGTTCTGGAGCATCAACCATCACCCCCTCGATAAGCTAGACCAAGACATACCCGCCGACGAGAGAATCCAATCTCTCTACATCGCCACAGGACTCCTAACGGAGTGGTGGCCCAACAAAATCTCACCTCAGATCAACATCGAACTGAACTCTGAACTCGAGCGGACATTCGTAAACCTCGCATACGAAGCCACCTGCGCCATCATCGCCCACAACCACATCACGAAGAACTGAACCATGAATTACGCCACCCTACCCATCCAATGCGGAAACCACCCACTGCTCCCCGAGGCAACAATCATAGAAATCCGCAGACACATATACGATGACGGCCGCTTAATACAAGTGGCCGAACAGCCGGAAATCACCATCACCTGCACCACCTGCGGAAAGACCTCCCTCACCACCAACATCATCTTCGAAACCAAATTCATAGAAAAGCCACACCAATGACCACCCACCCCGCATCCCCGCTCATCATCATCACCGACGGCTACCTACACGAAGACAGCATCGCAGGCTCTGTCGCCACGCCAGTAGACATCGACTACCCAGAAGAGGACTACTACATCATAACCGGCGTCAAAGCAGGATTCACCGTCTCCCCAGGAAAGGACTTCACAACATGGGAGGACGCCACCGCGACACAAAACACCACTCTCGAACGAGTATGTGACGCCTTCCAAGGCTCCGAGCTGACCGAAGAGCAAGACATATCAATCGAACTCCTCAAGGCATACACCTACTAACCACCACGGGGGCCTGCAACACCAGCAGGCCCCCACCAACACCCCACACAAGCACATGAACACCGAAACCACCATCATCGGAATCGCCCTCAGCGGCGACCGCAACGCCCTCATCGACCTCGACAACATCCACCCCCACCACTTCGCAGACACCCGCAACGCCGCCATCTGGCAGCTCATCGAAGACTACAAGCAGAAGAACCCCGGCCAAGGACTCACCCCCGACCTCCTCCTCGACAAACTCCCCTCCATCACCACCGCCCACGTCACCCCCGACTACCTCCTCGACACCATGAACGGCGTCCACGGAGGCCACATCAACCTCGCAGGCGTCCACGCCAACAAGCTCATCGACGACACCGCACGCCGACACCTCCACGACGCCTGCACCCGCGGCCTCCAAATCATCGAAGCCGGCGGAGACCCCAGCGACGCAGAAGCCAGCATCCGCGAACTCCTCAACCAAGTCAGCACCGGCAGCACCACCCTCGTCAACAACGACGCCTGCCTCACCCAAATCACCGACTTCACCACCAAGACAACACCCTTCACCCCCACCCCCTGGCCCGACCTCAACCAAATCATCGGAGGATGGAAACCAGGCGGGCTATATGTTATCGCGGCGAGACCCGGGGTGGGGAAAACTTTGGCAGCCCTCCAAGCCGCCACAAACCTCGCAGACACCGGCCACGTCTACTTCGCATCACTCGAAATGGGCGGCCGCGAACTCTGGTCGCGCATCATGTCCAACATCGCCAACGTCCCCGGCGACGCAGTAACCCGACGCCGCCGCCCCACCCCCGACGAACAAGCACGCATGGCCGCAGCTGCCCCCCACCTCAAGCAGCTCCCCATCCACTTCGACGACCGAGCCAACCTCACCATCGGAGACTTCGTAGCCACCACACGCCTCCTCCACCGCCAACACGGCCTCACCGCCGCATTCATCGACTACATCGGCCTCATCAACGCCGCCCCTGGCGACCGCCGCGCCAGGTGGGAACTCATCGGCGAGTACACGCGCTCCCTCAAGAACCTCGCCAAAGACCTCCAAATCCCCATCTTCGCCATCGCCCAGCTCGGCAGGCAGGCAGAGCAGTCCCCCGGCGGCGAACTCCAGCTCTCCCACCTCAGGGAGTCAGGAAACATCGAGCAGGACGCAAACGTCGTCCTCCTCCTCTCTTGCCCCCACGAGAACGGAGTCACCGACTGGACCCGAGCCGACATCCACGTTGCCAAGAACAGGGAAGGCCGCACCGGCCACGTCCTCCTCGAGCGCGAAGGCGACTATAGCCGCCTCAACCACCTCGGCTGGAAACCAGCTGGGCACTGAGGAAACCAACAAGGGGGCCCGCCGACAATGGTGGGCCCCCACTGCTTGACAAGCCCGTCTCACCCTGTCTACAGTAGAGGCATCAGCAAACGAGAAGCCCCCAGGATTCCACCCCAGGGGCCACTCACGGAAGAAACAAGAACAGGAACGAAGTTAATTTGTTCTTGCGCAGAAAGGATACACCATGGCCAGCGAACCTGTCTACACCCTCCACCCCGACATGATAACCCTCCGCCAAGCCGAAGCCATCGCAGGCATCGACTACAAGACCATCCACAACGCCGCACGCAAAGGCCGCATCTACTGGAACCGCTACGACGTACCACCCACCTTCCGCGTCAGCCGACGCGACACCATCACCTGGGCAGCAAACCAGAAGGCGGCATGACATGGCAAACTACAAGCCCAAGGCATGCGCATGGTGCGGAACAGAATTCACACCCAACTCCTCCAGAAGTAAATATTGCACACCAGAGCACTATGAAGACGCACACCGCAAACAAGCTCTCGACCGCTACTATGAAAATCGCCGAAAAGACCCGGCCGCCATCCGCAAACGCGACCGCGCATACTATGAAGCAAACAAGGAGCGCATACGCAAGCAGGCCCGCAAGCGCTATAAAGCCAACATAGAACACATCCACAAGCGCGACCGCGCACACCGCCAGGCCAATAGAGAGAAAATCCAACGCCAGGCCCGCGCGTACTACGAAAACAATAAGGCGCGCATACTCGAATATAGTCGCGCATATAGCCGAGAGTGGCGCGAGGCAAACCCGGAACGCGAACGAGAACAAAGGAGGCGATGGCGTGCCAACAATCCAGATAAGGTAGGCAAGGCCGCGGCCCGCCGCGCACAAGCCGAACTCGAAGGCAACTCCACACCCCAGCTCATCGAAGCCAAATGGGAAGCCAGCAACAAGACCTGCATCCTCTGCGGAGAACCCATCGACCCCACACTCCCGCCGCGACACCCCATGAGCCTCACCATCGAACACCTCACACCCATCGCGCGAGGAGGATGCCACGACATCGACAACCTAGACTTCGCCCACTGGAGCTGCAACGCCCAGAAGCGAGACAGAACCCTCGAAGAGTATCGAGAGTGGAGGGAACGAGTCGCCTAACCCACTCTCGGGCACCCTCCTGTAGTCTCACGTGAGATTACAGGAGGGTAACGCAGGTTCTGTAACCCGCTCATGATCCGCGGACGTAACACGCGTAGCGGTCGGCTGAGGTGGGGGCGGGGGGTTATCCCCTGGGGTCGCTGGGGTTTGTTTTTCTGCGCGTGGTTATTTCGGTGTCGTGATGTTTGGTGTTTGTGCTGGTCAGGCGTGTTGGTGTTTGTTGTCGTTGGCTGTGTTTGTGTTGTGTTGTGTTGGTGTGTTAGTTGTGTGCGCGTGCGTGTGTGCTCGCGCGTGTGTGTTGGTGGCTGTGTGTACGTGTGTTCGATGGTGTAGGTCACGTGGTGTGTTGTGGGTTGTGGGTTGACGTGAGCTTGGTGTGTGGGCGTATGGTTTGGGTCATCAGCAACACGGCCCCGATGGTGGGGTGAACATGAAAGGAAGCGAACGATGATGGCTAAGGCGATGCGCATGGTGGTGGCCCTGGTGCTTGGGGTTATGGCCCTGGTGGGTTGTGTGCCCGCTTATGCGGCTGAGGGTGCCGCCCCCGATGGTGGGTGGGTGCTCGCTGAGACTGGTGCCCCCGTTGACGTTGAGGGGATGGTGGCTTGTGAGGATGAGGGTCAGGAGTTCGGTCCGTGCTTGTGGGACGCTAGGTCTATGGGGAACGGGCAGGGTAGGTCGTTCATCGTTGAGGAGGATGGTTCCATCTCGTATCTGCGGTGGCGTGACGGCCGTGAGACAGCTTTCCCTGGGTGGCTGTGGGTAGGCACTGTTGAGGCCGCTGACGTGGCTGGCCTGCCCGCATGTGCTGACGTGAACGGTTCGGTGACGTGTGAGCGTGATGGCAGGTACGTGCTCACCGTTGACTCCCGTGCATGCACGCAGGCCATCACCACCGTTGAGGGTGAGCGCTACATCCCCGGCCCCAATGTGGCTAAGGCGTTGAGTGACCAGTGCGACCGGCCTGAGGTTGTGGGGCACGAGAATCGGGCAGGACTGAATGGTGCACGCAGTAGTGTCTCTACGGAGGTTGTGCACTCACCTGCGGTGAGCGCGGCTGTGGATGAGCCTGTTGATAACCCGACCTCTTCTAGTCGTGACAGGGTTGTGGGTCCTGTGGTTTCCGGCGTCAAGGACAACTATGACCAGGAGATCGCTGCGGTGTTCGGTGGGCTGACCTTGCTGGTGCTGGCCGGCGGTGTGTGGTGGTCGCGGCGCAGCGATGGCCGGCGCTGAGGCGGCGCGTTGATTGGGTGCGCCTATCGCACACGTGTTCGACCAATTGTTGTGGTGGTTGGTTGGCGTGATGCGATAGGCGGCCCTTCCGTGCGTATGGCGGATGGTGGGGTATTGACTTATCGCACTGTGCCGGCCGTCTCGCGTGAGTGTCTCAGGTCATTGAATCGAACGGTGTTCGTGGGACCTTTGTCCTACGTCTCACACAGCGGGGACATTGGCGGCACTCAGTTAGCGCCTAGGCTATGTTCGATGACCGTTCGAACGATTGGGTTGCGGGCACTGAAAAACACCTATGGAAACCTTGCTTGACACGCCAGATTGGCTTGATTTCGCGGGAAAACGGCCCCCTATATGGTCATCTCGCCGCGCGGGCGATCAGCCGCCCGCCCAACGAAAGGAATCGAAATGACTGGTTACGACGCGCTCCGCTCCGGTGAGGCCGCCTACTACGGCGAGGCGCTGATCGCGGCCGACGTGTTCGGACGGTTTGAGGAGTACGCCCGTTCGCAGGGGTGTGTGGAGGTTTGGGAGGCCATGCTGCCTTATGCCGAGGAGCGCTATGTGGGCGTGATTGCGCGGGCCGTGGCCGTGTTTGCTGCGGCCTGATGGCGCCCTGCCGGCCCCCGGTTCCGCTTCGGCGGGCCGGGGGCTTCGCTTTGCCTGCCCGTAGGTGGCGCTGTGAGCCTCTCTGGGGCGATTTGGGGGCGTGGGTGGTACCTGCATATGGGCGGGGTGCTGAAAGGCTCTCAGATTGGCTCCTGCGGCCTCTCGCGCGTGTGTGCGTGTGCGCGCGTGCGTACGTGGGCGTGTGCACGCGGCGAGATTGGGGTGCAGCGTCGAACGTGCGTTCGATGACGTAGGTCACGCGAATTGGTGCCCAATCTGAGTTGACTCGCCCCGTCTAGGTGTGTGTATAGTTAAGCCATCAGCACGGAGCGAACAGCTCCACCAAGAAAGGATCACAGCAATGAGCACCAACGACTACATCTCCGAGATCGCCGCCAACCTGACCGATTGGAACATCAACTACACCGAGACCAGTGACGGGTTCGGTATCGGTCTCCTCTCCGTCCGCGTCACCGAGGAGCGGGGTGTCGCGCTGGCCACCATCCTCGACGGTGCCAACCTGAGCGCCACTACCAGCGACGCGGACAAGGCGGCCGCTCTCCTGGTCTTCCCGCTGGCCCGCAAGGCGTGGGAGCTCGGGTACACCGGGGACTTCGAGATCGACACCCTGAACGGCGAAATGGACATGCGCCTCTCCTACGGGAGCGACGACGTCACTATCTCCGCCGCCGTTGACTCCGACAGTGAGTTCACCGTCGTGGAGCACCCTCTCTTCCGCGATAACGTGACCATGACTGACCTCGAGGCGGCCCTCGAGTCCGCCCAGCTGGCCTACCAGGCCCCGGATGAGGCGTGGCAGGTGCTCTGCAACGCGACCGACTTCGAGCACGACGACTGGGAGGAGTTGGTGGAGCGCCTCCACTGGCAGGCTCGCTTCGACCGGGGCGACCGCCTCACCAAGGTCTCCACAAGTGAGTCCGACAATGTGGCCCTCGTTGAGGACTACGACCCTGAGTCGCCCATCCGGGTAATCGACGTTGACGCCGCGAGTGACGTGACTTGCTGGTCACAGGGAGACATTGCCGCCGCGGTCCTGTACGCGATCTCCTGACTCTCTCAGGTAGCCCGAATGGTTGTAGCGGGGGTCCGATTCCCCCGCCGGGCACGACACTCACCCACACACATAGGAGTATCACCATGATCGACACCGAAGATCGCCTAGCCGACGCACTGGAAGCGGCGGTCGAAGACCTCGAGTTCCGCCTAGATGAGGCCGGCGTGGACTTTGAGGTCGCCACACCCCTGAACGTGAATCAGTGCATCATCGTCTTCGCTGACGGTTCGCGCCACGCCTACATCACCACTGAACTCTCATGGGATGACACACCCATGGTGTTCGTAGATATCTACAGCGTGGACGCCGACGGCGAAGAGAGCTGTGTGCACGGAGACCTGAGCGTGAGCGACGCCCTCACCTACATCGTCAACGCCTGAGTTGGAGGACTGGAAGCAATGAGCACTATCAGTGAGCGAGTCGCCGCCGCATTCAAGGCGGCCACGGGCGAAGACAAGTCCCTTTCGGGTAGCTGGCATGCCGCCAACTCAACACACAGCCTGGAAGTGCGTAACATTCTGGGCTCGCGCCGCCGCGAAGCGATCGCGCAGGTGACCGCCAAGGACTCACTGAACGTCAAGTACTGGGCTGAGCGGTGCCAGGAGTGGACTAGTGTTGAGGTTATGACTCATATGCTGCGTGACGCCGAACAGCGCGCTAATGCGCTTGCGGCACTGTCTAATGTGCTCGGCGCTAGTGGTTGGCATGTCCGCCCCATCCTCGAGTCGTCTACTTGCGGCGGCCTTAGGGCCAGCAAGGGCGGCAATGAGATTCGGGTGTACTCGAGCGGCGAGGTTTGCGGGCATGATGACGTAGCGGCCCGGTTCGCTAGGGATGCGTTCGAGGTTGCGCTCGAGAGGACACAAGCCAGCTAGTCGGGATGGTCGGCCATGCAGTGTCGTGGCCGCTCCACCTCACCTAGAGGGTATAGCGCAGTAGAAACGCGGCCAGCCGCTGAATAACGCTTGCGCACGTTTGTTGAGAACTACACAGAGATTTAAGGCCATAGGTGGCAGGCGCCGCACGCACGGCGCCGCCTCGCGTAGTCGATACAGTCTGCCCACCTATGAGTCACCTAGACCGCCCTGCTGGCTATTACCGCTAGAGGTTTGCTGTGATCCATTTTTGGTCTAGGTGGCCCATAGGTGACCCGAACGGTTCGGGGCCTAGAAAGGAACGATCATGCCTAAACAGCGCGTAACACTGGATGGGGTAAGCGAGCCTCTCCACTACACATGGATCGGTAAGGCCCTAGCCCAGTCGGGCGCCCCCATGCTCTCGGCTAACTTGCAGTCCTGGGACTTGCTGGACGCCCTGTTCCCCGACAATCCGCACCTATGGAACGTCGGGAAGTATCTCACCAGGTTCGGACGCAAGGGCGACGCGAGCAAGCGCGTAGAAGACCTACGCAAGGCCGCCACATACCTCGAGCGGGCAATCAAGGCGGAGGAGAACCGTGCCAGCTGACGCACCGCTAGAGCACCGCCTCATCACGCACGCTGACATGCGTCGCATGCCCGACGGGGCCGCCGTCTACAACGACCTACACGAACCGTGGGTCAAGCACGGCCCATGGTGGCACCTGGACGACGGCGACACACGCCTACTCGGCACAGAACTCAAGCGCCTATCAGCATGGCTGTACGTGCTCGAGCCATTCAACCCTGCCCGATACATCCGGCAGCACTAACCCCACACAAGGAAGGAACACTCACCATGACCACACACATTGACGTCACGGACGTAGCCCACCAGTTGGCCCGAATGTGGCCCCATGCTCGCATGCACGTAGCCCCAACGCCCATGGGGCACACTGTGGTGCTCGGCGCAACAGCGGCCGAACTCACCCCGGACTGGTGGACGGTCCGCAAGCCCGATCAGGCCGATCGGTACTGGGGGTACGTCGAATGCGATGAGGTTGTCATCGCTGACACGCTCGCTGAGGCGAACGCCCACAACTTCCACGACTCAGTTAAGGGGCGTGTCACAGCTTTCGACCAGCGCTTGAAGGTCCGCAAGGTTGGTGACGTGTACAGCATCACCACGGCAGAGTCAGAGACCATCACCATCGTCCCGATCGGCGGGATGATCGCGGTGACTGCCGGCGGTGTCACCCATGAGGTGGCAACCATGGGGCACGCGATCATGGCTGTTGGGGCGCTGGTGGCGTCAACGAAGTAGCTTCCCGGGATAGGGGGTTCCCAAGAGAATAGGGGTATCCCAGCAGGATAGGGGGTTCCCAAGAGAATAGGGGCCTCCCAAGAAAGGAGCACAGATGGCAGAACAGCTAACAGTCCACCAGGCACTAAGTAAGGTCATGGGGGATGTTCAGGCAGTCAGGAAGGACAGCAAGAATCAGGCGCAGCGGTTCCTCTTCCGAGGAATCGACGCCGTACTCAACGCAGTAGGGCCCGCACTACGCAAGCACGGAGTAACCATCCTCCCCGAGGATGTTGAAGTCCACCGCAGCAACGGGACCACAGCAAGCGGGAAGCAGACCGCCGAGGTGGTCGTCAAGGTCACCTACCGGGTCTACGGCCCTGCGGGTGACAGCATCCACGGGAAGGTTGCGGCCGAGGCGATGGACTTCGGTGACAAGGCGATCGCCAAGGCGATGAGTGTCGCATACAGGACGTTCCTCCTTCAGGCGCTCACCATCCCCACGGACGAGCCTGACCCCGATAGCGAGTCCTACGAGAGGGGGGTTCCCAGCGGAACAGGGGCCTCCCGGCAGGCAGGGAGCTCCCAGCGGAACACCCCCCTCCCAACGGAGCAGGGGGTTCCCAAGAGAACAGCGGCCGAGCAGTGCGGAACCATCCTTGACGGATTCTGCGCCACCCACCAGCTGGACGGCGACAAGGTTCGTGAGGAGTACTTCGCAGCAGGCGGCAAGGCCAACCCAGACATGCTCAGGGCATGGCTCGCACAGAACTACGGGGCAGGGAAGGTCCAGTGAGCAAAGAGAACGCACTCCGCAAGGCGGCCATCGCGGCACACATCACCAAGGTGGCCTCCCAGGAGAAGAAGAAGGCCCTCAAGGAGCTTGAGGAGTACATGGCGCCGGGCGACACATCCAAGCCCATGATCGACGGCATGCAGGTGGGTACAGTGAGTGTTAGCGCACCCCAGCCCCGATACCAGGTGGTTGACGAGAAGGCTCTAGTGGCCTGGCTCGAGTGGAACAAGCCCGACGCCGTACACAAGGTGCCCGCCCCATGGTTCGTGGCTACCGCAGCCCTTGATGGGTTCATCAAGCAGACCGGGGAGGTCCCCGACGGGGTGGAGGTTGTTCAGGGTGACCCGCGCATCTCGGTGCGCATCTCAACCGTCCAGGAGGAAGCCATCCGGGAGCTCATCTCCACCGGCGATATCAGCCTCATTGAGATCGAGGGCGGGGATGCGTAGAAAGGGGGCTCCCAGGAAAACAGGGCCCTCCCAGGAAACGAGGGAGCTCGTGTACGAGAGGGACCAGTACCGGTGTGCTCGCTGCGGCAGGCACGCCGGTAACGGCCCCATGAGCATCCAGCACCGGAGGGCCCGCGGCATGGGTGGCACGCGCCAGCCGAACACGAACAGCCCCAGCAACCTCATCCTCCTCTGCGGGGACGGGGTTAGGGGTTGTCACGGGTACATCGAGCAGAACAGGTCGGAGGCCCGTAAGGAGGGCTTCAACGTACCGCAGTTCGTAGCCAACCCAGAGAGCATCCCAGCCAAGTACTGGGACGGCAACACCTACAGGCTAAACAATGACGGCACACGAACAGTCGTGTTCGCCGATCCAAGAAAGGACACAGAATGAACAATATGAAGGCGCTGGCGCACAAGCTTGTCGCACCCTTCATCGACGAGGAGCAGGGGCCGTTCGAGACTGTTGGTCGCTGGCACCGCCAACTGGGGCGCATCTCCATCGCCATGGACCAGGCTGACGACGAGTCCTACATTCATGGGAGTGAGAGCCTCTATGGGGACCTTGAGTTTGAGCTCTCGCGCATGGTTGAGGATGCGACACTCCTGCTGCACTTCCTCGGCGTGACAGACCCTGCAGGGGAGTTTCTCGCCGAGTATGAGCGTGCTGCGAAGAAGCACCCGGGCATGACGCTCGACTGCGACGGCCCGACGAACGAGAACCGCTTCTACGCCTTGGCCGAGGAGGTCGGGGAGGTTTGCGCCGCCCTCACCTACGACAACAAGGCCGCTACAGGCCACAACTCAGACCTCATCAGCGAGGTCACCCAGGTTGGCGGCCTCGCTATCGCCTGGCTCATGCGATTCGACGAGGAGGAGTCGTGACCGTCTTGCTTGCTGCCGCCATTGTGGTTGCTCTCATATCTCTGGGGGCCTATGTCAACGTAGCCGCCCAGCGCGACCACCTGGAACTGAGGGTCGCCAACCTGAAGTTCCAGCTCAGGTCGGCCCTGGAGAAGCGTCTTGGCTCGGACTCGTAAGAGCGCCAAGGCCGCAGGGGCGCGGTTCGAGAGAGTTGTCGCCGACTACCTCGCTGAGGAGTTGAACGACGACAGGATCGACCGCGCCCCCAAGGCTGGAGCCAAAGACAAGGGTGACATCGCCAACGTCCGCATGGGCGACCACAAGGTCGTCATCGAGTGTAAGGATGTCGCCCGCATGGACCTGCCGAAGTGGACCAGGGAGGCCCAGGTTGAAGCTGAGAATGCCTCCGCCCTCCTCGGTATCGTTGTCCATAAACGACACGGAGTTGCCAAACCCGACCAACAATGGGCTACAATGACACTCGGAGACCTCGCCAAGCTCCTGAAAGGACACCAATGAAAACCATCCCCGGCTACCTCACCAAGAACGAGGCGGCCAACCAGCTCGGCATCACCCGCCGAACACTCGACCGGCACATCCAGAAGAACAAGATCCCCACCTTCCGCTTCCTCGGAGACCCCACCATCTACGTCCTCGAGAGGAACATCCAGCACCTCTTCAACCCCATCCGAAAGGCTAACTAACCATGGCATGCGACATCACCGTCGAAGGCAACCTCGGCCAGGACCCCGAGGTCAAGTACACGCAGAGCGGCCAGCAGATCACCGAGCTCCGCATCGCCGCCACAGCATCCCGCAAGACCCAGGACGGCAGTTGGGAGGATGATGGCGACCCCCTCTGGGTGACCGCCTCCTTCTGGGGTGAACAGCACGGCCACCTCGCCGACACCCTCAAGAAAGGCGACAAGGTCACCGTGACCGGCCTACTCATCCAGCGCGGATGGGACGGCAACGACGGCCAGCGCCGCACCAGCCTGGAAGTAAAGTTCCCCCACTTCCGCGGCGTCATCCCCCGCAAGGGCGGCCAGCAGCAGACCGGATTCAACGCCCCCAAGGGCGGCCAGCAGGGCGACCCCTGGGCACAGGCCGGTGCCCCCTTCTGAGTCGCACCTCAAACGCAAGGTGACCCACCCCCACTCTAGGGGGCAGGTTATCTGCGACGCCTGTTTCACTGTAATCAGGCAAGGGCTCATGTACCGGAGGGACACCTGGAAGGATGGAACCTACCACTGGTCCCTCCGGTACTGCCCGGACTGCTGGCTCATCCTCGACGAGGTAGAAGACAGCACGCACCCCACCTACGGCGGCCCAGGCGCCGAACACTACGAGCAATGGGCCGCCAGCCACATCAACACAGAAAGGGCACAGTCATGGATGCTGAGGACATTCTCAGTCTAACGAACACCCACCCATCGGAGGCGCCCGCATGGTAACCATCACCCCGCACGCTCACCAGTGGCGCGCCATCATAGAGTGCGATCTATGCCGCACCGCTCAGATAGAGCAGTTCCACATGAACACTAAGCCGCGGGTGACTGTCGAATCGACCATCAAGACCACAGCCCGTACCCTCGGCTGGCATGTTGGGTCACAGGCAGCTGTCTGCGGAGCATGCAGGAGGCAGAAGTGACCAAGACATGGCGCTACGTTGACGCGCGCTGCACCTGGAAGCCCATCGCCCGCTACCTCACATGGAAGTGGAGACGACAAGGTTACAGGACAGCATACGTCTCAGTTAGCCCTTGCAAGGCGCTCGTCGGGGCGCTAGACTATGACCATTCCGGTGAGTGACTCCGCTGGATGTGGGATAGGTGAACGGCCCGGGGATTGACCAAGATGTCTCCCCGGGCCGTTGCCATACTCTGGACAGAAAGACAAGACACCAATGACCCCCCTCGACGAAGCCATCATCGAGAACGACCTCCTCCCCGAGGACCAGCGCGCCAGCAACGTAGAACTCGCCGAACGCTTCAACGTCTCAGAAGCCTCCGTCCGACGCCACCGCGCCAAGCTGAAGCGCCGCGGCGCCCCCGACATGGGGCATGACGCGTTCTTCAACGACGTCCCAGTGGACGCTATCTTGCAGCGCGGGAAGACGATCCGCCTCCCCGACGGCTCCTACGAGAAGATCACATGGAAGCCTGGTGCCGTCGAGATGGCCGAGGCTCGCCGTCTCTCCTTCGAGGACTTGGAGCCAGTCTTCCGGGAGCCCCTCCTGTCGAAGCCTGCCCCGATCGTCAAGGATGATGACGACACTCTCGTGGTGTGCCTCGCGGATTTTCAATGTGGGAAGGTCGCCCAAGGCGGCGGCACGGAGGACACAATCCGGCTCGTCCGCAGGGCTATCAGGGACATCGCAGACGACATCCGCTTCCGCGGCCCCTACAAGCGCATCATCCTCGCCGACGTGGGGGACAGTACGGAGGGGTTCTGGAACGTCGCCAGCCAGGCCCAGACCAACGACCTGTCCCTCACCGACCAGATCAGGACAGTGCAGCGCCTCTACGCCGAAGCCCTCCAAGCCCTCACCCCCCTCTGCTCATCCCTCTACTACGTGGCCGTCCCATCCAACCACTGCGCCGTACGCACCGGGCAAGGCAAGAACTCCAGGGCAAACGCCCCCGATGATGACTTCGGCATCATGATCTCCAAGAACATCGAAGACATCATCGAGGGCCGGCCTGGCTACGAGCACGTCACCTTCCACCGCCCCGAGAAGTGGGAGGAGGCCGTCACCGTGGATGCCGCCGACGGCACCCGCATCGGCTTCACACACGGCCACCTGGCGGGCCAACAGTCGAAGGTGGCAGGATGGTTCAGGGACCTCGCATTCGGGCACAGGAGCGGCCTCTACGACGCCAGAATCCTAGTCCACGGGCACTGGCACAACTTCGCCGTCAGCCAGGCCGGGGACGCCCGCTGGATCATCTCCTGCCCCTCCGCAGACCGGGGCTCCGACTGGTGGACGAACCTGTCTGGCGACTCCACCCGGCCCGCAATCCTCACCTTCGAGGCCCAGGGCGGAAACGCCTCATCCTGGGAACTCTACTCATAGACAGGAGGTGAGTATGCGCTGGTATTGGGATGCCACACTCGGCAAGGTAGTGAGCGGCTGGAACTGGAAGCTGCATCACTTCTGGTGAGATAACACAAGGCCCCCGCTTGTACCAAGCCGGTTACAAGCGGGGGCCTTGTTGTGCTCTCAGGCGACCTTGCGGATCACGAGGTCGTGAACGTAGAGCGTCGGGATCGGCGCCTCCAGCCAGATACCCCAGGTGTCGCCGACATTCGGGTCCACCTGCAACGGCTCAATGTCGAGCTCCAGCACCTGGTGCTCACCCTTGCGGACCTCCAAGGCGGTGATCTGCGCGCCCTGGTCAGCCTGGGCCGGGTGCCCCTCCTCACGGAAGCGGCGCACCGTGTACAGGTTCGCCTGCCCTGTCTCCTCACCGAAGTTCCCGCCCGGGAACGAGTAGCGGAGAGTCATGTGCCACTTCCCGGCCGAGGGGCGCAGCTGCTCCAGCCCGGTGGAGAGAATCTGGTGCTGGAAGTCCAGGCGTACACCATCCCCAGTCTCGGCGGCGTTGATCTTCGGCCACTCACTGATCGGCGGGAACAGGTCATCCGCGCGGGAGATGGCCCGCTCCGTGCGCACAATGACCGTACCGAGCGGAGTGTCCGCCGGGACGGGCTCCCCCTTGTCCAGACGCAGCACGCGAGGGAATACCGCCAGGTTACGGGCGAGCTGCTGCGTCAGCTCCTCAGCGTGCTCGGCGACGCGCTTCGTGGCCTCACTGTCGGCCTTAGTCTGCTCCGCAGCTGACCGGGTGCCGCGGATGCTGTCACCCATGGCGGCCACCTGCGCCTTGGTGGCATAGGCGGCGTCGGCGGCCTCCTTAGTGAGCGCCTTCCCGGCCGCCACTTTGGCCTCTACAGCATCCGCTGCGGCTTTACCGGCGACCGTGCGAACCTGCTCCACCTTCACGTTGACGGCATCGACGTCAGCCTTCGTTGCCTTCCCGGCAACCTCCTCCTTCGTGGCCAGGTTGGAGGTGTCAACCTGGGGTGCCCCGTCGTTGACCTTCACTCCCGAGGCGCCAATGTTGATCGTCACCTGCGACGGCAGGCACTGCCCCTGATTCTCCTCTGACATGCGTCTCCTTACGCCTGAAACTCGATACTTGCGGGCACCTCACGGGCGCCATCCCACACGGTCACGGTGGCGGCCGACTCGCTGGCGCCATCCCACACGGTCACGGGCTGCACCTTGACGGGCGTCTCATAGATCTTCAGGGATGAGATCGCCGCATCGCCAGAATCGGCTGGGACACCGATCGACGGCAGCCATCGGGGGGCCGTGTTCGCGGGGAGCTCAACCTCCGCCACCACCTTCGTCTGCCCCTGTGGGAGCGCAACATTGGCGATATTGAACGGGCCGTTGATCTTGACCTTGTTGTCGTTGAACCAGTTAACGCGCAGGTCAATGCTGGCGGCTGCGGAATCCTGGTAGTCGATCTCGAAGGTGAACTTACGTGACCCTACAGGCTTTGCTGCACTGTCGTAGGGTGTGGTGGATGCCCCCGCAGGCAGGGTGGCACCATCACCCACGCGGGCACCCTTACTGCGCCACCACGCCCCAAATACGGGGAGGATAGACTCTGCCATTAGTTCTCCTTCCGGACGATGATCGTTCCCGGCTTCGTCCCGGCGGGGACGGCCTCATGCTTCCCGAGGGACAGGACGGCCGGGCGCGACTGAAGGTCGTTAACGCGCAGAGTAAGGGCGTTCACGACTTCCAGGGTTGCGTACAGTTCCAGCTTCCTGTCTAGGAAGCTATCCTGCACGAAGGTGCTGTAGGCGTCATCCCTGGTGAGGTATGCGGACAGGTCCACCTTCCCGCCCCCCTGCGCCTGACTCAGCTCGGCCTTGGTGGCGTAGGTGGAGGCCGCCTCAGCCTTCGGGAGGGCGGCGTCGGCGATAGCCCGGGCGTTGCGGATGCTGTCACCCATGGCGGCCACCTGCGCCTTGGTGGCATAGGCGGCGTCGGCACCCTCGGTGGTGAGATAGTTGGAGAGCTCAGCCTTCGACGCATACTTGCCGTCAGCCGCCGAGGTGGTGGCGTACTGGGCCAGGTCCGTCTTGCGGGCATACTTGCCGTCAGCGTCCGTAGTGGTAACGAACCGGGACGTGTCAGGGACGGTCGGGATGGAGCCCCGAACCTCCTCCAGGGATGCCTTCGTGGCGTACGTGGAGGCGGCCTCGGTCTTCGGGAGGGCGAGGTTAGCAACACCACGCACACCCTCCACCTTCGCACTCAGGGAATCGTCCGCCTGTCGCATCTCCGACTTTGTGGCGAACCCAGACAAGTCCGGTGCCGCCTGGCCGCCGCCGTTGAGCTGGGCCTGCGCGAGGGCCGCCTTGGTTGCATACGTGGAAGTAGCATCCTCAGTCTTCAGATACCCGCCGAGGGTCTCCTTGGTGGCGTATGTGTCAGCCACTGCCTTGCTGGTGGCATACTGGGCGAGCTCTGCCTTCGTGGCGGCCGCCGTCGTAGCGGAGTCGATGCGCTCGCCGAGCTTCCTCTCGGTCGCCAGCGCCTCCTCCTTCGTAGCATACGTGGAGGCAGCCTCCGTCTTCGGGAGAGCCCCGTCTGCGGTAGCCTTCACAGCCTCAAGGCGAGACGACAAGGCATCATCCCCGCGAGCCACCTCCTCCTTCGTCGCCAGCGCAGACACGTCAGGGGCGTGCCCCTCCGTCGCCTTACGCAGCTGCTCCACCTCCGCCTTCGTGGCGAAAGTCCGGTCCGCCTTCTCTGTGCTATACCAAGTCAGGTTAGCCATTCGTCCTCCATGCGAGTACTCCATCCCCGACCTCGATCACGTCGGGGGCGTTGATTGCTTCCAGGGTCCCATCTCCGATGTCGCGGACGCGTCGCCCGTCACGGTCGGACGGGTCCTCCACGGCGCGGCCGGAGAAGATGTCTACGAGGTCAACCTCAGTGCCTGCGATGATGCGGGCGTTAATGCAGCGCGTCAGGCCGGTATCGCCGGGGATATTGACGCACACGCGATAGTTGCACTCCCCCTCAGGGAGAACGTGGGGGGCGGCAATGTTCAGGGATGCCTGCTCGCCATGGTCAACCAGCACGCCGTCAGGCCGGAACCTGCCCGCCGCATAGTGCGCAATGAGGGCGTTAGTGGAATCCACCTCAACGCCCTTGTACTGGGGGAGCGGAGTGAACTCAACACTCCCCATACGGCCTAGCCCCTCAGGGCCGACCACCTTACCTGTGATGCGCGCGTACCCCTGGCTCATGAACTCTCCCGACGCCGGTTCGTTACAACCTTCACTCTATCAATCCGATCATGCAGGCTGGATACCTCGTCGTAAAGATGAGCTCTGTCAGCACGGGCGTCATTCCTGACACCCTCAACTTGCCCCTCCAGACCCTGAAGCCTATGCGACTGCTCACTAACACTATCCCTGAGTGCCCCCACAACCTCAGTGAGGGCATCCATCTTGGAAGTCAGGTCATCGAAGCGCATATCTAGGTCGTCTCGCAGGTTCGTGGAGTGGTTGTTGTGCACCCCCTCAGATGCGGATTCGGCGGCGTCAGCGGCACGTGCGACATGAACACTCATGCGTTCAAAGCGCTCATCGTTACGTTCCTGCTGCCTCTTAATCCTACTTGCGAGGCGGGCGACCAGTGCAGCCAGCAGGGCGACTGTAGCCGCAATGAGATCAGAAGATGTGAGGATTTGCCCTATCGGCAAGACGCTCTCTACTGGCTGCATGGTCACTCAGCCCGCGTGGCGAGGAGTGTACTCGACGGGGGCCGTGGCGATCGCCTTGTCGGTCTCCTTCGCGTCAGCGACAGAGGTGAGGACGCTGGCGAGCACGGCAGTCGCCGTAATACCGAGGGCACCCTTCCAGTCAATGTCGAGAACGCCGACACCAATAACGACGGAGCCCAGGAGAGTCTGAGCGAAGGTCTTAATCGCCCGATCAAGGACACCGGACCAGAATGAGGCGCGAGCGTAAATGCTCATGCATTCACCCCTTCAAATGCAACTAGGGGGCAGGACTTCTGCCCCACCCCCTAGTTTACACTGCGTCAAACGAGGTCACATAAGCCGGAACGACCCCGGGCGAGACCGATTAAGGGCCTCCTGGAGGGCAGCCCACGTAGCCTCACCAGGCTCCCCATCCACATAGTCACCGAAGCTCCAGTCGTCAGCGAATCGAGCCCACACCTCAGGGGCGGCGGGCCTCACCCAGCACCACGCCCAGTACTGGAAGACGCGAATCACATGCGAGTCCCAGCCGCGATCCTCAGGGAGCTTGTCAGCCCCAATGAGCATCCGCTGCGAGTTAGCCGGAACCGTGCTGTTCAGGTAACGACGCAGGTTAGCCACAGCGAACGTTTCGTTGTAGCCGGGAGCGAAGACGTCGATGAGGCGCTTCACAGTGGCGGGCCCGTACTCACCATCTACCTGAAGGGCTCCCGAAGTGGACACCGGGGCGGGGGCTCCGGAGATGACCTGTCCGCCGCCGATCATGCGGTCCCACGTGGCGCGGTCGCGCAGGCGGTTCAGGTCGAGCGTCCCGTTGTAGCCGGGCAAGCTACCATCCTCCGTGTACTGATGGATGAGGGGGGACCCCCAGTAGGAGACGCTCGGGACGGCGGGGTCACTGTAGGAGGCCCCATAGTCGCTGTAGTCCGGGCCGCCCGCATACCAGAGCGGGTACTCACGGGCCACCGCAGACCAGTCGTAGCCATTGACGGCAGAGCCATTCATGTAGATGCCCGGAGTGGAGCCCGTCAGGGACCGCACCGTGTCGAGGAAGGTCTTCGCCCAACCGGGACCCTGCGGAACAGCGTTCGCCTCCCAGTCAAGCCAGAGAGTGGCCTTACCTACGTAGCCGCGCACAGCATCCACGAAGTAGCGGGCCTGGGTGGCCGCATCACCCGGGCGGGCGAAGTGATAGAAGCCCAGGCGCTTACTGGCCCCGAGGGTGGCGTTAGCCTGCGACCCCATGTAGGGGTTCACATAGTCGTCATCCTCAGTGGCCTTGACGATCACGAAGTCGGCCCACAGGGCCCCAACGTTGAGGCCCGCCTGGTGGCTGGAGATGTCGATACCGTGTGCGTGCGCCGGGACGGCAGGTGCGGGCGCAGGGGCGGGGGTCGTTGCCTTGACCTGGCTGGACGCCTGAGGCTTGTGGAACTCCGGCCACTGGGTCAGGAACTTGCCCTCATCGAAGCGGTGGCAGCTCGTCCACGCCCCATTCCGTGTGTGCAGGTGAGAGGAGTAGCGGACGGTGCGGGTCTCCTGCCCCGTAGTGTCCCCCGCGTAGCCGTCAATAGACCCATCCTCGGCGATCCACGCCTCCGAGACCAGGGGGTCATCTCCGTCCTCAACGGCGATGACCACGTGACCGGCGCCACCCTCGTTCGCCGCAGACAGGATCACGTCACCGACACGGAACCCGCCAGCGGGGGTGAGGTCCGAGTCGTTCCACGGGACCTCATTGAAGCCTCGAGCCTCCAGGCCAGGACGCATGTTCCCGGTCCAGTGGTCGTTAATCTCGGGGAGTGCGGCGTGTCCCCAAGGGGCCCCGTAGGTGTCGTGGATTCCGTAGCAGATGGCTCCACACACGAGGCTGGAGCAGTCGGCGTTCTGCGGTGAGCTCACATGCCCAGCCCAGTCGGCGTTCGCATACCACGTGCGCCGCTCAGGCTGACTGTAGCCCACATTCTCGTTGTCACAAATCTGGCGGGCCACGCGGGCCGCCACAGTCTGAACCGTCACTTACTCTCCTTCATCTTGTTCTCAAGGTCAGCCACCCGAGCTTCGGCGATTACGGCGCGCTTAGTGAGTGAGGCAACCTCCAACGCAAGGGCGTCAATTACCGCCATGGCGTCAATTTTGCTACTGGGCTCCAACTGGGTCTCCTTCTGTTGCGGATTCCGGCTTAGTGGGACCATAGATCCCACCCCCCATTGTATACGACGGGGAGCTTGTGTTGACGTCGCTCATAGTTTGCGGCCCCAGCTCCCAGGGGCTTCTAAGTGCATAGTCAACCCATGTGACCGCCCCGTCGTCGGATGTGGTATCTATGATGCGCGCACCCTTCACCAAGATCGAGACCTCCTCCCCTGGGGTGCCCTCTACGTGGACGACCCACGGCGCGACGCCCGCACCATATCCAGTCTTCTCCAGGCGCCCCCTACCTGACGATGTGAGCACTATCCAGGGGGCGTTTTTCGAGGCGATCGCTGGCACATATTCAGGAAGCGTCCACGCCACCTTACCGTCTGGGCCCACTGTTAGGGTTTCCCAGTATTCGATGCCGTCGAAGGGGGATTCGGTGCAGGAGTGAGATAGCCACAACCCGGTATTCTCTGTCATGCCAGGGACCCTCATGGTAAACTTCTTCGTCCCCGTCATATGAACGCCAGAATTGTTGACCCATACTCCATGGCTTCTCCAACCCATGGCGGTCTGCTCGTTCGTGATATAGAATCCACTACCGGAGTCCATAGCGGCCTGCTTCAGGGAGCGCAGCCACCCGTAGTCATGTGCCGCCGCGATTATGTTCTTGTTATTCTTGCCGTAGCGGAAGCCTCCGTCGCTTATGGTGGTGAAGGACACTCCAGACGTCATGGAAATGCCGTACTTAGACAGTCCTAGCGTCCCATAGGAGGAGCCATTCTCTGAACCTGTATACAGGTTTACACCCTGCGTGCCGACGGCAATGTATGGGCGTGGAGTATCCTTTGAATTCTCTCCAGTTTTACGCAGCGGGGACGCCATCTTAATGGTTGGAGTACCGTCAGACGACTTTGAGATATAGATCGAACCATCCCACCAGTCATCTTCCAGGGAGTTGAATGCGAGGCCGACACCGATCTTCTCGCCACTGCGGCCCACGTCGGAGCCAGTAGATGCCCAAACAATGTCGGTGAAGTACGCCTCCGACCAAGTGTCGCGCCTACCGATCCGGCCGTTGATAATAATATCGCCAGAATGGGCGTTAATGTCGAGGGCCTTCCACCCATTCCGCGCATACACCTGCATGCCGTCATTGTTGATCTTCAGGCCGCGCTCATTCTGGCTACTGGTCTGGATCGTGGCGCCAGTGATTAGTTGTCCGTCTACAGCCCCAACTCGAATGTTATCCGCGGTTACTGAGTTAGCGTCAAGCATTCCGGCCTTGATCTTCTCAAACTCGCCCTGGCGCGCATTGATTATGCGTGTCCACACGTGCTTCGCGGTCAGGTCCACGAATGAGGCGTTACCTGTCACGGTGAGCTGGTCGGTGGTGAGTTGAAGGAACTTACCGATGTCGCCTGCGATACGCCTGGCCGCGAGGTCGTTGATTGCGGCAGACCCGGCCGTTAGGCGGCCAACATCCAGGTTGCTGATCTGCTCGCCGGAGACTCGGGCTCGCTCCCAGTCAATGCCGTTCCACTTCCATTCGGCAACAATGTCTAGGGTGGATGGGTCCTGAATGCGGGCCGTATCCCCGTACGCCTCACCCGGGAAGTCAGGCTTGTCGGACGCGTTCCCCTTCTGGTAGAACACCTGCCCGAACGTGGTGCGCACGCGCCGAATAGACGCCTCGATGGTGGACTGCGCCAGGGCTGCGGCGGCCTTCTGGAATGGGTTATCGGACTCAACCCACTCCCACCCCTTATGGGAGTGAACTGTCGTGTTGCCATTGGCGTACCGGTCATATGCTGGCGTCGTATCCTCACCAGGGAAAGTGGCTTCACCAGGCCACTGAATGTACTCATCCCTAATTTCGGCCACAATTCACCTCACTTAGCGCGGATAATCATCGCGGCAACGGAGCCGCGAGGGCGAATCGGGATCGGAGTATTGCCGCCAACGTCATTGGCGTAGGGGCGCCGATCAAACACGGTGGCGCCGGAGGCGGTGGCATACGTGTACCCATTACCGGCATCATTGATACCGATATCCGTGTTGGAGACTGCGGTGCGGAAATGCGCAGACCTGTTGTTGAAATCAACGATCTCATGCCCGTGGGCAGGGAGTTCATTGACGGTCAGCTGGTGGTGGGTCTCACCGACGGTGGCGCCAGTGTTCTGTGAGAAGCCCTGTGCTCCCTGACCGTAGATGACCTTCCCGCGCAGATCAGGCACATTGAAGGTCGTTGACCCATTCCCGGCGCCAGCGCGAGTACCGATAACCCGAAACAAGTCGGGATACTCACTGCGACTCACCTCCTGCCCATAACAGAGGAGCCAGTTCCTGGGCGGCTCACCCCCATAGAACGGGAGGACCGCGCCGACAGGGACGATTGCGTTCAACATGGAGAGATAGGAGTTGTTGACGCTCTCCAGTGAAGCGCGAGCCACACTAGCCGAGGAGGTAGCCTTCTCCGCCTCAGCCTGGGCGGCAGCAACACCATCCTCAATCTTCGTGAGCTTAGCCGCCGTAATGGGGGTGCGCCCATCCGGGCCATCCTTCCAAACGTTACCCTGATAAGGCATATCAGTCTCCCTTCTTCCTTAGCGTGAACACGCGAGCATCCGGGGACACCCACTGCGACTTGTCTACGACACCCTTGTCTGGAGGATAGGGGCCCGTCTCCACCAATGATACCGCAACCTGCGTCATCGCCTCAGAGAGCTTCTGAGTCTCCTTCAAAGCCTCAGCGCGAGCGGTGCGCTGTAGAACATCGCTGGCCGCAAGCTTCTCCTCAACGCTGCGGACAATGGCATTCGTGTCAATGTTCGCCTCAAGAGTGATTGTCGCCTTGGGTCCCCAATCGGACTTGTTGCCGCCGCGATCATAGGACCGCAGACAGACCTCATAGTCCCTGACCTCGAGACCAGCCAGAGACGTGCGCTGCATGGGGGCGATCATGTTCGCGAACTTCGCGGGCGGGATACCTGGGTGCTGTACAGACACTTCCACGCCAGCAAAATCGGCCGGCATGTTCTGCCCATCGGCACCCGAGTAGTCCCACCACACCTGTAGGATGCCGAGCGACTGCGAAAGGACCGGCCTAGAAGGCACAGGAGGTGGGGTGAGGTCACGGGCAGTTGTCAATGTGAGCGGCTGCGACCAGGCGCCAGTCGCGTTACTGGACTGAGCTCGAACTGAGAACCGGTACTCAGTGCCCGGCAAGAGCGGCCCAATTGTGGCGGTAGTGGAGTCCCCGCCACGAACAACCATAGAGCCAGCAATACTGGAGCCGAACATGGCGAGTTGCCATGACACCTCATATGAGACCACATCCACGGCGTTACCGAGAGTGTCAGTCTCCACCCGGCCCCATGAGAGGTCAACGAGGGCGCGCATCCACCCGTCAGCATTCGTGATGGCCCGGCTGGAGCCAGTGAGTCCTTGCGGGGGGAGAGGCCAATACTTGGATGTAGGGGCCTGAGGGCGCACGCCACTACCCGACGTGGACGCGAGCCCCACGATCCCCTTCGTGCGCTTCGTAAGGCGCCCCAGGAGGCTATCAAGGACCGTCCCGAAGGTGGTGTGCCCCACCACCATGCCGTCCTTCTGGGTGACGCTGATCTGTGCGACCTGGAGGCGCTCCATGCCAGCCTTGCGTTCCACCATGATCCAGTCACCGAGACGGTAATCAACCCACGGCAGGAGGTGAACGTCAGTGGCGGCCCACTCGCGCTTAATCTCCTCGCTCACGTGCGCGCCCGACTTGAGGGTAGCCTCGGCAACCATGCGGGCCGTGGACTCCAGCTCCACGCCGCCAGCCTCAACGACCTTCTCCACTCGGCGCATCCCCCGGGGGGCGAGGTCGTTGTGGATGAGCCAGGTGCGCCCGCCCTCACCCTTCACGAGTACGTCGGTGCACATGTCAGCCCACGTGGCAGCCTCAGGGGCGCCCGTGAGGGTTGTGGCGAGCGGCCACCGCTTCGAGGCCGTCAGGTCACGCGCCTGAGTAGCGTCAGCGTTGTAGACCTTGAAGGTGCGGCCCTGCCACACGGTGTCGATCATGCCGAGGTTACGGAGGGAATCCACGATCTGGAGGAGGCTGATCGTAGGGTCGAAGTAGAGGGTGACGACCTTCGCCCAGTCCTGATTCGCAGAGTCCTTCACCGTGCTGGCATCCAAGGTGAGACCAGCACCCCAACCGCGCTTGACGGCGTTCTGCCACACCGTGCCGATGATCGTCCCCGCGTTACGGGAGAGGAACTTGAACTTCCCCTCCTTGTCCTTTGCCTCAACGGGGACAGACCAGACGAGCGCCTCCTTCAGGTAGTCGCTGACGTGAATGGCCTCAACCTTGCGGGAGTCCGTACCGTCACTGACGAGGTTGTGCTCGGTCTTCTGCGTGATGAAACGCGCGTCGGGGAGCTCCTCCCAGTCCCGACCGTTGAAGGTGGCCTCCACAGCCACCTCAACCTCGCGCTCCAGAACACTACCGCGGATGGCGTTAGGGCCAGGCGCGTAGGACATGGACAAGGTGGGGGTCTTACCCCTAGGTGTGGTGACCGTCATCTCCAGAATGTCGGGTACGACACCGATCCGCGCACCCTGAACCTCATAGGCTACGGCTCGCAGCTGCATTCCGGGGAAGTAGTCGCGCCGCATTAGTAGGCCCTCCTTGCCTGAATGGAGCCCGTAGCCCCCACGACTTGAAGACTGATCTTGCCCTCATGGTTGGGGGTGAGCTGTAGCCCCTCGGGGGACATGCTGATCTCAGCGGAAGCGTCGAACGCCCCCTGTAGCGGGTACCAGCGCTCGGACACCTGCCTCCATGCCGAGTACTTACCAACATCGATGAGGAGTCGCTGGTCAGTCTCCATGGTTCCACGCCACGTGAGTGACGTTCCAGAGGTTACGTCCGTGATGGTGACCAGGTTGGAAGTCGGCTTGAGCTTGAAGAGCGCATCCGAAATGGGGGCAGCCCCGCCTGCGAGGCGCCCCAGGTCACTGAGGTCAGTCTCAACCACCACAGAGTCTCGCCACACGCCCTCCACCGCCTCGAAGATGACCGTGGCGTCGATAGCCCACTCCCCGTACCGCCAGGACGGCTGAGACACGCTCACAAGCCTCACAGGCGTCTCCCTGGGAGTAGCGCCCGCCGGGTGGTGCTGTAGGGTAGCCAGCTTGTTTGAGGCCCGCAGAAACGCCATGAGCGCCTGCCAGTTCCGGTCCAGATCAGCCCGATCGACGCCCTCAACCATGAACGCCACAGTCACCTTGAAGGTCCCAACCTTCACCCCAGCCCCATTCAGGATACCGTTACGGAACGGCACCTCAGTGGACTCGAGGCGAGGGTCAGCCACCCCAGGGAGGAGGGTGCCCTGCATGACCCGCCACTTCCCCGGCCGATCAAGGTCAACCCCATTCAGGGAGTACTCACTACTCATGGAACCATCCTAGATGCTGGAGGCGAGACGGATGCCGTCAGCCACGTCGTCACGGACCTTGGAGTCTCTCTGCGCCTGCGGGTAGTAGTTGGTGATGTTCACGGTCCCACCGTTGCGCTGGTCACCTGCTGCCGGGGCGAACGATGCGAGCTGGTCGAGCGACTTGCGGGACGGCTTAGCCTTCTCGAAGGACGTCGAGACGGATGCCGCAATGTCAGGGGACACATCATTGGCGAGGTCCTCAGTGAACCCCTGGAGAGACTTCCTGACCGCCCCATACTGGGACTCGAGACCGTCAATGAACCCCTTCATGACCAACTGACCCGCATCCTTCAGGATAACCTTATCAACAGGGGCGGGACCCTTCCACGAGGGGAGGAGGCTAGTCAGGGACGAGAGACTACTCTGGACCGAGCTGAACATGGACTTGAGGCCGTTAATGAACCCCTGGATGACATTCTTACCCGCATTCCACAGCCATGATCCAGCACCAGAGAACACGTTCTTAATGCTGTTAGGCATTTGGCTGACATAGTTGATGGCATTGTTGATATACGTGGAGATAGTATTGACGATAGTTAGCCAGATGGAGCGCGTAGCGTTCAGGGCGGCATTCCACCCATTGCTGATGTACGACTTTGCGTTATTGATGCCAGTATTCACGTATGAGACAATGGACTGCCAGGCAGAACTCACCGTCTGCACGACCCAATTCCACGCGATCTTCGCGCCGTTAACGATAGCGTTAGCGAATACACCGAACTGCCCCTGAATGAAGGTCCAGGCGCCCTGCCCGACATTCTTAACACCCTCCCATGCCTGACTCCAATTACCGGTAATCACCCCAAGAACAAACTGAATAACGCCCTTGATAGCGGTAATAGCACCAGAGACAGTCGTGTAGATCCCCTGCCAGATAGTAATCACAACCGGGAGAAGCCACTGAAGAATCTGCCCCACGAGCTGGATCGTCGGAATCAGAAGAGCCGCCAACTGCTGAATGATCGACGACAAAACAGGCAGCACCTGCGGGAGAAGCTCAGCAATAATCGGAGCCAGCTGGGCGATGATCTCAGCAATAACCGGCACCAGCGACTGAATCACCGGCAGCAGGGCAGCCGACAGCTGCTCAATGATCGGAGTGATGATCGGAACCAGCTGCTGGAAGATCGGGGCCAGCCCCTCAACCAGCTGCGCAACAAGGGGGGCGATAGCGGCCAGCAGAGTACCCGCCACAGTGGCGATAGCGCCGAACGCCTCACCCAAGGCTGGCATCGCCGGGGCAAGCGCCTGCACAGCCGTCAGGAGGCCGTTGAAGAAGCTCACGAGACCATCCTGGAACGCTGGATTCTCCAAGGCGGCCGCAATCCCCTGAAGGGCCGTCTGAAGAGTGCCACCAATGAGGGGGATGATCTTCCCCAGGGTGGGCTCCAGGGAGACGAACGCCTCACCGAGGGACCCCACGCCACGGAACGCCAGCCCGGCCGCCTGCCCCATCGCCGAGAACAGGTTCGACAACGTAGCCTGAAATAGGGGGCCATTCACGGCAGCGTTCGCGCGATCCAGAGCCGTAGCGATAGAGTCGATGGGGGCAGAGCCATTAGCCATCGCCCTGAACAGGCCACCGATAATGCCGCCCAGGTCTACGGTGATGTCCTTCATCGTGCCGAACGCCTTGGCGGCAGCACGAATCGACTCCTCCATTCTCCCTGAACTGGCGGCCTTAGCGGCCCACCGCTCAAACGAGGCGGCAAGATTGTTGGCCCACTGAGCAATACTCGGCAGGAACTTCGCCCCAACCTCACCCATTGTGAGGAGCCCATTCGTGAACGAAGCGGCCCCCGTAGACCCCAGAGACAGGGCCTGAGACAGGTACGTGAGAGACTGCTGGAACCCCGCAATGTGGCCACTAGCGGCGTTAGCGATAGCCGCCGTCATCGACCCTAGGTTAGAGGCCACCGACTGGAGCACCGGGGAGAGCTCATTGATCGCCACGTTAGCGAAGTCGCGCATCGGCTGGGCAGCCTGCTCCCAGTACGCCCCCGAAATCTGCTGCTGAAGACCAGTGAACGCGGGCCCAAGGTCAGCAAGAACAGTCTTCGCATCCTTCAAGGCCGCAATCAGGACACCAGCACCCGCGGCCGCAGCACCAAAGATGCCCGGCAGAGCCAGCAGGGCCGGAGTTGACTTCGCCAGACCCACACTCAGTGAAGAGAAAACACCCAAGCCTGAGCCAATCACCGACACTGCGCCGCCGATGACGGTAGACATGGTGCCCATCTTCACGGCAGCAGTATCGAGGTTGCGGAGGAAGTCATTCAGGTTACGGCCGATAGACTCGAACACGTTACCACCAGCGAGAGCCTTCATCTGGGCGAGCGCCCTAGCCATCGACGCCTTCCCGAGGCGGACGTTAATGGTGACCCACCGCGAGTGCGTGAGTCGCTTCAGATCAAAACGGGCTTTGCCATCGTCGAGGTCGGCATTGACGGTAGCCTTACCGTCGAGCTTGTTGAGCTCGTGCTTGATCTTCTTCTTCTGCTCCTCGGAGAGCTTCGCGTGCACATCCACGTCAGCCTTAATGGCTGCGAGCCTAGCCTTGAGTTCCTTCTCGGCCGCAGGGTCAAGCTTCGCCTTGGCTGGAATGTCAGCCTTGAGCTTGTTGATTCGGGCCTGCACCTGTCGGAGTGCCCGCTCATTGAGTGTTAGGCCGGCCTTCACGTCACCGGCTGCACGCTCCACATCCCTCTTCAACTTAGCGATGTCGCCAGGGCGAGTGGAGAGGTTAACATTGGTGCGAATGTTGTCGAGCTTCTCCCGAAGCTTCTTCTTCTGCTCCTCCGACAGGTTCGCGTTAACCTGAATCTCAGACTTGATGTGCTGAATCTTCTTACGAAGAGCCTCCAGCTGACCTTCCTTGAGGTCTACCTCAGCCTTGAATCGGACGTCAGACTTGGCAGCTTCCTTGCGGGCCTTTTCGAGGGACTCCTTGTCGAGCTCAACCTCAGCGTTGAACTTGATATCAAGGTCCTTGACCTGCTTCTGGATTCGCTTCAGGTCCCTGCGGAGCTTCTTCGCGAAGTCAGAAAGGTCAGGGACAACCTTGACGGAAAGCTTACCAACTGTTCCCTTACCGGCCATCCCTAACCTTCCTCACCCTAGCGCAGCAAACAGGGCAGCAACCCCAGCCGTGTCACTCGATGATACCACCGACCCAGCGCCACCATTATTGGGCCTAGGCATCATCTCGGAATCCTTCAACGACGCCTTATTGACTGCGGTGGCCTTAACGAGTAGAGCCAGCCTATCCAGTGTCTCATTCAACCGCTCTGAATCATGCGAGTAACCAAGCCACTCAGTGCCACCCAACTCGTTCGCCCTATACATGCTCCAAGGCTCGTGCGGAAGGCGCTCAAGAAGCTGACTCACGAGAGACACCCGGTAATCACCATGGACGTCAATCCGGTACAGGACCCAGAAATCCGCCGCAGCCTCCGGGTGCCTCTCGAAGAAGTCATCTAGTTCTTGGCGCCTGCGGCTTCCCCCGCGTAAGCCATAACGAGGTTGACGACATCCTCAAGGTCGGCCTCCTCATAGAACTTGTCCCAGGCATCCAGGTCGGTGATGAATCCACCAACCTCCAGGGCCTCCATCACGTCAGCCAGGACGGCGAGGAGGTTCACACCATCCGAGTTGTCGCCCATGATGGGCTCAAGCACGGACGTGAGTCGCATCCGCTTCGAGGGGCGGAGAGCGTGCGGGGCAACGAGGAGTCCATGCCCCTTAAGGGTCGAGAACTCCGGGAGCTTATCGGCCTTCTTCTCAGCCATGAGAGTTTCCTTCCAGTGGGGTGTTCGGGGTGTTGGAAGGGGCGCCGCCACACACCCCTACATGGCGGCGCCCCTAGTATATCGGCCGT